GAGGTCTTGATGATCTCTTACCCAATGATTGGTAATAAGACTTCTAAAGCTCTGTGGCTTGTCCCAACTACCTGCTTGAAAGCAACCTAATGGAATAGTATCAAACAAATGTAGTACAGCATCAGTAGACTGATTGCCATCTTTACGATGTACTTGCTTCATAAGGTCTTGGAAGTTAGCACTCATTACCTCGCCGTCTAATACAAGCGGATAAGGTACAGGATGATCTTTAATTACTGCTTTGATCTCATCAATAATGTGTCCAAAGTTATGAAACTGTTTACCATTACGACTAAACATTTCTACTTTGTCGCCTTGGATAATAGTAATAACTCTTACACCATCTAGTTTGATTTCAATCTGTTTCTTACCAACCATCTTCTTTTCGTGGTTAGCAGAGTCGTGTGCGAGTGAACAAGTAAATGTAGGTATGCTATACTTGCCGTTGAACTTTTTAGCAACCTTGTTTACTGTTTTTTCACTCACTCCACATCTCAAATCTTTAATAAGCACTCTACGATAGAACCCATTCCATTGTTCAACGGTAGCAACGTCCATTGCTAGTTCGATAGCATCACGTGCCGCATGTCCTGTAAGTTCTCTGTTAATTAGTTGATCAGCAAGTACTTTGAAACTAGCCCACGGAAGACCTTGTCCACGCTCAGGTGTTTCGTTACGTTCTGGAACCTGCTTAACACCAAATGTAACAAGTGGGTCAAGTGCCATACGTACACCTTCAAAAAACTCATCTAATTCTTCGCCCATTGCGCCGAATATAATTGTTTCTTTTTCTAGTCGACCGCTTGTGTCTTCTAAACGCTTAATAATGTCTTGTGGTTGTGTTCTCATAGTTGTTTGCCTTCGTTGCCTGTTATTAAATATAATTTTTTTAGTATAGCATCAACATCGGTAGTTGTCAAGAAGCCTTTTACAGTATCTCCGTCAGCAGTGATACCGGGCAGTTCTACCATATCATTTTCAGACCAAACACCAATTTCATATAAACCGTCTTTGCCACCGTATGACATTTCGTTTTGTATGATGCTAAGTTGGTACAGGCCAAAGTCTATCATAGCCTGTACCCCTTCTGGTGCATCTGTTTTATTCATTTTAAAGTTTGTTAAGTTCATTTTAACTCCTCGATGTTTACAGGTGCATAGTTAGTTTGCTCAACACAAACACACTTGTATGGTCCTTCAGGACTTGCATTACTATGTATGTGTCCGTGAACGTTCAATAACGGTTCTTGGCCAAATCTATGTGATTCAGCAAGTGTACTCGCATGTTGCGGAGTGTGTGTAAACAACAAACCTTTGTTGCTCATGTCTATCCACATTTGAATGTCTTTGAAGAACGGTGCAAGCATTTTTACGTTGTCGTGGTTTCCAAGAACAAGTCTTTTCTTACCAGGTAACTTTGCAAAGTGTGTTTCTAACCACTCTACTTTGTCATGTCCAAACAATACATCACCACAGTGGATAACAGTATCTTGAGGACCAACAACACTAACCCAATTATCCATCATACATTCGTTCATTTGCTCTACACTGTCAAACGTTCTTGCAGGTTTGCCAAGGTAGTCTTTAAACGTAAGGATGTTCGCATGGTTAAAATGCGTATCACTTATTACGAAAGTATGTGCCATAATGTGTGCCTCTGTGTTTGCCTAATTAATGTAACTATTATACGACATATTTGATAGGTTGTCAACCACTAATTTTCCAAAAGTTGGCGCGGCTAAAGAGATTCGAACTCCTGGCCTTAGGTTCCGCAAACCTACGCTCTATCCAGCTGAGCTATAGCCGCATGTGTTTGGTAGCCCGTAGGAGAATCGAACTCCTGTTGCATGGATGAAAACCATGTGTCCTAACCACTAGACGAACGGGCCAAATACAAAACTAGTATAACATCTATAAGATAGTTGTCAACCTCTTTTGGAGTGAGCGACAGGAATCGAACCTGTATACATGGATTTGCAATCCACTGCGTAACCATTCCGCCACGCTCACATATTGGCAGGCGTGTAGGGAGTCGAACCCCAGCTTGCGGTTTTGGAGACCGCCGTGCTACCATAACACTTCACACCCATAAAACTTTTTTATGAATACACTCCCAGTTTATCAGATCTGTTGCTTAGTGCTATACACATAGCAGAGTGTACTCATAAAAAAAGCCCCTAACCGAATTAACTGCTAGGGGCTTACTTAAAATAACTTTTTAAAAAGTCACATTCAAGACATACCCCGGTTATTCGGTGGCCAACAAGTAATATATGTTGTACTATTCTTGAGCATGTTAAAAATCCTTATTTCTTATTATGTGTATATAATACACTCTTTATTTTAGTTTGTCAACATCTTTTTTGTCTGCTCTGCCTTTTTTCCCACAGTGTGGACAATGAAATGTTGTTCGTTCAATGCAATACTTGTCTTCCATAGTAGCGAATGTAAACCAGCCCTTACATTGAGTGCAGGTCAAATGCCATATGATTTCTTTTACCGCATTGAACATTATGTTTGTATTTAGTTTACATTCCTAGTATACCAAAAAGGTTGAACCAACCCATTGATGTTCCAATAATTACAGGTATACCTAGCATTGTAAATGCAATGATAACAAACGCTAGTCCTACGCCTTTGTTATGGTATGGTTCGTTTGGGTTACTCATCTAACTTCTTTCCTTCTTTGCGAAAGCGTTTATTATATTTACGCTTGATCTTTTTGAGTTGACCTTTACTCCAGGAGTACAACTTGCGTGAGCGTTTACTAAGCCCATCGTATTCGTCGCCTCCCTTCATAGGAATTCTTTTATTCATGCTCTCCGCCGTAGCCACGTGAGTTGATTCCGTTGTCTCTACGGAACGCTGTTGGATTGCGTCTTGCTGTTTCAAATGTTGCTACTGTAATAGCAATCGCTCCTAGCAATAGTGCGTGTATAATCATACTAATTACACCTGCCCACATACTACTTACAATAATTGCAAATACAATACACCACATCCATGCAAGTACCTGCATAATCATATGTCGTGTGCTAAAGTCTGGAATGTTACTCAACGGATTCATGTTGTGATCCATTACTACGTTCCAACAATTATATACCCATTCTTTCATTGATATTACCTTTCTAAATATTACCTTTGTAGGATAATGAGCATCAACATCATCACGATATTCTATTGCATCGTTCACGTCGTGAAACTCTTTTGATATTTTACGGTCTTTGAACCAAGCCGTTACTTTGTACATTGATAAGTTACTCTCTACAGTTTTACTTATACAATTATATTAGCATAATTAAATGCTACTGTCAACCTAAAAGATGGTGGAGCCGGAGGGGATCGAACCCACGACCTATTGGTTGCAAACCAATCGCTCTCCCAACTGAGCTACGGCCCCATAAATGGAGCTCGGAATAGGATTCGAACCTACGACCTGAGGTTTACAAAACCCCTGCTCTACCAACTGAGCTATCCGAGCAAATACTTACTTTACTTAGTATGATACTTACAAAAAGTCAAGAAAAAAGGCTGTGCCGTTGAACACAACCTTTAGGTATTAAAGTCCGTTAGGAACAATAACGTAATGTATCATTAGTACTAGTGCAACACTTGCTCCTAGACCAATCATCATTTTCATAAAGTCTCTTCCAACTAATGGAAACACACTTTTAAATTTATGCTTGCCTGTAAACTGTGCAATAGCAAGTTCACGTCCGGCTAACATACCAACGAACACCCAAGTTGTTGACATAGGTATATCGTTTAGTTCTTTAAAGAAGTACAAACATACCCAATAGAATAAATCAATTAGTGTTGCGCTTCTTACATATCTTGTGTTGTGTTTTTCTAGTACAATGTTTTGTATCTTTCCGCCTCGCTCTCTAAACATAAAGAACAAGCCTCCTACAAATACAAAACTAATTAACACCATTAGATCCACAGGAACTTGTCTTGGAAGGAACACTGCAATGTTAGCCATATCATGTGACAACCAAGTCCACCATAAGCCACCTGTTGCAAACCACTGTGCTACTCGCCAATAGTTTTTGTTCTTCTCTTGTACTGCTTCACTCTCGTCAAGTGTTCTACTAACTACATACCATACTCCGTATGCAAATATTGCCGCAATACCGTATCCCATGATGCTCTTCATCAACATCTTTTCTAGCACAAAAGTACTTGCAAAAGCACTTAACACTAGAAAGGAAGTTGATACCGGTACACCAAGTCTTGTTAGTAGTACAAGTATTCCTGGAGCCGCGGCATGATACCATTGTACTTCTTCCCAGGGTATTTTATTAAGTCGACCGTAACTAATGTCACCGCCATTTGTATACCAACCATACCAGAGTGTTGCAAGTAACACTGCACTTGCCGCTCCCCATAATGTTGTATATTTGAATCGCTCGTTATTTGATGCCATCCATGTACCGAGCGTTTGTACTGAATCGTTTGCTATCACTGCATATGCGGCGAATAGGAACCCGACTAGGCTCCATAAGGTGAGTGCGTCCATTTATTATCTCCTCTGCTTGCCGTCTTGTCCACGGCGCTCACATAATGAGAGCAGGCTCAACGATGCCTGCCTCGAGACGAAATTGTCTCAGTGTTATTATTTATTTGATGATTGGCGGAAGTGGTAGGATTCGAACCCACGGTAGAGTCACCCCTACGACGGTTTAGTAAACCGCTCCTTTAAACCACTCAGGCACACTTCCTTGTATATTATTGCGTTACAGTTTCGTAAATTTCTTTCCAATTCTTTACACGTGGTATACGGTTATCATCCATGTTGAAACCATGTTCAACAACTAGTGGACGAAGTCCAGCCTTTTCACCTGCTATTGCATTTTCGACTTTATCTTCTATCCACCATAAACCACTATCTTTATATTTAGATAGTGCTTCATCTTTATCTGCTCCAGTAGCAAGACATGTTACTTTTACGAACGTGCCTTTACCGAACAGTTTTTCTAAATTCTGTGTGCGAAGTCTTTTCGCATATTTGTTTAAACTTAAACTTGTAATTGCAATAAATTCCCAACCTTCATCTGCCATCTTTGTAACATATTCAACGCTATCACGTAATGCAGGTAAAAAGCCAATCATTGCACTTTCATTAAACATCTTAACAAGTTTCTTAACTTGTTCTTTTGGGATATCGTAACGCTCTCCCATATCGTACATAAACTGATGTCCTTCCACAGGTTCAAAACCGTGTTCTTCCATCCATAAACTAAATGCATATTCCCAATTGAATACTACTCCATCGCAATCAATCAATATTGTTTTCTTCATCATTCAGATTCCCTGTACCATTCTTGTTTGTATTCTTCAACAATATCGACTTTGTTAATACGGTCGTATCTAAAACTACGCCATCCTTTTGCGTTTACATCATATACACTTACAACAGCATCAGATATCTCACGAACTTTCTTTTGGCTCATTGTATCTGTTTTAGTTGCAGGTGGTTTCATATCTTCACGTAGTGTACACGTCATTATACGTTTGTCACCATTTAATTTAGTAAAGTCAACAACTATTACATTCTGTTCTAGTTGCATCTTTAAGTCTACTTTAGTTGGAATGCCTTTAAGGCTTGCTACAGTATCTGCTACTTTATTCATAGTTCCTCCAGTATACCTAATATTTCAGCAAGAATTAATAATGCTCCGCCCATTATAATGTAAGTACCCCAGTCTTCTAAATAGTATCCGCCAACAATAAATGCGGCTCCTGAAGCAATACGTACAGCACTCTTTACAAGGCTTACATAAAAGTGAAACTTACCTGGATCTTTATTTGCTACTTCCATTATCTATGCTCTACTACTTTATCAGCAAGACCATGTTCGACTGCTTCTTGTGCAGTAAGGAATGTATCAAACTTCATTGTTTCAAACAGTTCTTCGTAAGTTTTGCCTACTGTGTTATGACGTACATATAGTTCTGTAAGACGTTTGTTTACTTTCTTAGACTCTTCAAATGCACGTTTTGCATCTTCAAACTCTAGTTCTTGTACATGTACACTACCGCTTGTGCCACGTGTGCCTGAGCTTACTCTATGAATCATTGTACGTGACTCTGGCAACACAATACGCTTACCTGGTGTTCCTGCTTGTGCTAAGAAACTACCCATTGAACATGCTTGACCCATTACAATAGTTTTTACATCTGCTTTGATGTATTGCATAGTGTCATAGATAGCTAGTCCTGCTGTTACAGCACCACCGGGTGAGTT